GCAAGAAAACTATGGGAAACTATACTAGAAGTAAGATATCGCACTGGCGAACCGTATCTTAACTTTATAGATACATCTAATCGTGCATTACCACAAACAATGAAAGATAAAGGACTCAAGATTAATGGTTCAAATCTTTGTAATGAAATACATCTTCCCACAAATGAAGATCGTACAGCTGTGTGTTGCTTATCATCTGTAAACTTAGAACAGTTTAATGAGTGGAAAGATACACCAATGATTCGTGATTTGATTCGTTTTCTTGACAATGTTCTTCAGTTCTTTATTGAAAATGCTGGAGATGAGATTAGTAAGGCTCGTTACTCTGCACAACAGGAACGCTCTCTTGGACTTGGTGCAATGGGGTGGCACTCTTTTTTACATCGCAATCGTATTCCATTTGAATCAGAAAAAGCACAAGAATGGAATCGTAATATCTTCAAACATATAAAAGATGAGGCTGTTGCTGAAACACAACAACTTGCAATTGAAAAGGGTGAATGTCCAGACATGGAAGGAACAGGTAGACGTAATTCTCATTTACTTGCAATTGCTCCTAATGCAAATAGTTCTATCATTGCTTCAACTTCACCTTCTATTGAACCAAGTAAAGCAAACGCATATACACACCGTACTCGCGCTGGTTCACATCTTGTTAAAAATCCATATCTTGAAGAAGAATTAAATAAGGTAGATAAAAATGATACTAGGACATGGAGTTCTATTATTACAAATAGTGGTTCAGTTCAACATCTCAAATTTTTATCTGATGAAATAAAAGAAGTATTCAAAACTGCTATTGAAATTAATCAATTAGAAATTGTACAACAAGCTGCTGACAGACAAGAGTATCTTTGTCAAGGACAATCTTTAAATGTCTTTTTACCTTCTGGTGCAAAACGTGGTGACTTACATAAGATACATTATAACGCATGGAAACTTGGATGCAAGGGATTATATTATTTNAGAACAGAAAGTACAAATAGNGCAGAGAATGTTTCTTTGAAAGTAGTGCGTGATGCACTTAAAGATTATGAAACTCAAGCAATGACTGAAGCTGAATGTATAGCCTGTCAAGGTTAATTTTTTAAAGTGGAGATGTAAAGAGTATGTCAGGCGTAAATTTAGATATTAAAGTTGTCACTAAAAGTTATTGTCCTTTTNGTGACATGGCAAAATCATGGTTGAAAGAACACAGTTTTGAGTACACTGAAGAAGTTATAGACAATGAAGAAGAACGTCTTGCGTTTTATCAATCTATTAATGGTATTACAGAAGTTGTTGGTGAAAATAGAAACATTCGCCGTGTAAATTCTGTTCCTCAAATTTTCATAGATGATGAACGTATTGGTGGATTTGATTCTCTTATGGATATCGCTGATGATTTATTGAAACGTAGATCAGGTGGTGGACTAATGCAGTTTAGTGAAACGTATAAACCATTTCATTATCCTTGGGCGGTAGAGATTACAACACGACATGAGAAGGCACACTGGATTGAGGATGAACTTGATTTGTCAGAAGATGTTGCTGATTGGAAATCTAGTAAAGTAGATGATATTGAAAAATCATATGTCACTAATATTCTAAGATTATTTACTCAGTCAGATGTTGCAGTTGGACAAAATTATTATGACCAATTTATTCCCAAGTTTAAGAATAATGAAGTTCGTAATATGTTAGGTTCATTTGCAGCTAGAGAAGGTATACATCAACGTGCATACGCATTACTCAATGAAACACTTGGATTACCAGACAGTGAATATCATGCGTTTCTAGAATACTCTGAGATGTATAACAAGATTGAATTTATGCAAGAGTCAGATAATACATCTATGAAGGGATTAGGATTAGCACTTGCAAAGTCTGTCTTTAATGAGGGTGTAGCCCTGTTTGCATCATTTGTTATGCTTCTTAACTTTCAACGATATGGTAAAATGAAAGGTATGGGTAAGGTTGTAGAATGGTCTATACGTGATGAGTCTATGCACGTAGAGGGTAACTCAAAATTGTTTCGACAGTTTTGTGTAGAGCATCCAAAGATTATTAATGATGATTTTAAAAAAGAACTTTATGAAATGGCAAGGGTTGCAGTCAAACTAGAAGATAAGTTTGTTGACCTTGCATACAAGATGGGGCCTATAGAAGGTTTAGAAGCGTCTGAGGTGAAACAATATATAAGATATATAACAGATAGACGATTGTTACAACTAGGACTAAAAACTAATTTTAAAGTAAAAGAAAATCCTTTATCATGGTTAGATTGGATTTTAAATGGCGCAGACCACACAAACTTTTTTGAAAATCGTGTAACGGAATATGAAGTTGCTGGACTTTCTGGTATTTGGGATGATGCATATGAAGATGAGAACGCAGCGTGAACAAATTAATTGTATGTGAATCATGTGAAGCTGAATATAAAATTTATCATGATATGAATGATTTATATTATATTGTTCTTCATTGTACTTTTTGTGGCGCTAACCTATCTAAAGAATTAGAAGATCATGTTGAAATTCCCGAAGATTGGGAAGAGGATGATTGATGTGGAAATACTGGTGTAAAGCAATTGGAAGCAAAGCATATACAGATGATAATAAAGCAGACAGAGTTGCACTCATTCGCACTTTTTGGGTTCTTATACATATTATAACATGTTTGTTTATTATTATAGGTAATGGTCATGTTTTAGGATGGTGGTGAATTATGAAAACGCAAAGTGCAAAAGCAAAAGGTAGAAGATTACAACAGTGGTTTCGTGACCTTTTAATAGAAGAACTTAAAGTACATCCAGAAGATATTGAAAGTAGATCAATGGGTGCTGGTGGTGAGGATTTAATTATGGCTCGTGCAGCGCGACATAAGTTTCCTTATTCTATAGAATGTAAAAATCAAGAAAGTGTGAACATCTGGAAATCATACGAACAAGCAGAGCAAAACTCTGGTGGATATGAACCAATAGTGGTTCTAAAACGCAACAACACAAAACCTCTTGTTTTGGTTGATGCAGATTATTTTGTGAGACTACATAATGCCGTCAATAAATTGGATTGAACAATACAAACAATATCATGCAGAACAAAATACAAATTATCCAGGCAATAATTTAAAACCACAACTGCATCATATTATAGATTTAGTTAAAGATACGAAATCAGAAACACTTTTAGATTATGGATGTGGTAAGGGTTTACAATATACACAATGGAAACATCATGAAGAACTTGGTGTTATGCCAACTTTATATGATCCAGCTGTACCAGAACATGATAAGTTACCTGATGGTACTTTTCATGGTGTATATTCTACAGATGTAATGGAGCATATACCAAAGGAACAGTTACCAGAAACATTTGAAAATATATTCAGTCGGGCAGAAAGATTTGTGTTTCTTGCAATATGCACACGGCCCGCAATTGCAATTCTTCCAAACGGTGAAAATGCACATTGTACAGTAGAACCTATAGGTTTTTGGAAAACAATGGTAGAAAAATATGCACCAAAGCGTGTATATACGCATATAAAAACCTATGGAAATTGCAATAATTATGCGATTTTGAATGAAGATATTTACCTAGAATGGTACTTAGAACAATTTTAAAATCATAAATATAAGTAATAGTTTAAAATATAGTTGGTGCGAAGTGATACTTTAAAATTCGTTATTTTCATAATATTAATGCCTTCTGAATATTAATAGGTAATAACATATGAATAGAATAATTAAGTACGCATTTAGCGCTTTTTTGTTTAGCGCTATATTTGCTTCACCATCATATGCAGTTTGTACTAATTCCTCTGGAACTGCTTGTGTTGATGCTGATGGTAATTATGATTCTAGTTCTGTTGTAGATACAAATACTACAACAGCGACAACGAGCACAGTTACCAGTACAAACACAAATAATAATACTACAGCTGTTACAAGTACTGGTACTAACACAAATACCAATACTAATAACAATACAAATACGAATACTACGGCCGTTACAAGTACTGGAACAAATACGAATANNAATACNAANACGAATACTAACACCAATACTAACACAAATACCAGTACAAGCACAAATACAAACAATAATACCAATAATAATACGAATAATAATACGAATACGAATACTAGTACCATTACAAGCTCTGGTACAAATACAAACACGAATATAAACACCAATACAAACACTAGTACCGTCACAAGCACGAATACAAATAATAATACAAACAATAATACCAACACAAACACTAGTACGATTACAAGCACTGGAACAAACACGAATACTAACACGAATACAAATACATCAACTTCAACGAATACAAATAATAATACGAGCAATTCAACAATTAGCTCAACTTCAAATAATACAAGTACCTCAACAAATACAAATAACAATACAAGTAGTATTAATCAAACTGTAAATCAAGCTACAACAAGTGAAGTTGATCAGAATGTAACAAGTACTGGTACAAACACAAACACAAATAATAATACAAANACTAACACAAATACAAACACGAATACAACAAATATTGATAGTAAAAGCGCAAATACAAATACCAATAAAAATGACAGCTCTATTACACAAAAGATTGAATCACCACCACCTAGCGCAATTGCACCCAATGTAAATGCTGGTGGTAATGATACTTGTACGACAAGTGTAACTGGTGCAGTACAAACTCAAATACTTGGTATGTCAGGCGGTTCTCATGTTCGTGATTATAATTGTGAAAGACTAAAAAATTCTAAAAGTCTATACAACATGGGTATGAAAGTTGCTGCGGTTGCTCTTATGTGTCAAGATTCAAGAGTATTTGAAGCAATGAGAATGGCTGGAACACCATGTCCATATGAAGGAAAAATTGGAAAAGATGCTACAAAAGCTTGGGATGAAAATCCTGATATGCATCCAGAATTTATAGAAGAACAGGAACAACATGATAACAAGATTCTCAATATTTTGTCAGGCGCTGGCGCTGCTGGTTTGTTATTTTTGCTTTTCTTATAATACAGCATCTGCTCAAAATTTTGCAACAGGTTCAGATTGTCCTACATACTATACAGGTAGTGATGTAAATGATGAAGATTATCCAATTCCTTCTGGAACTGGAAATTATTCTAATAGTGTTATATGTAATCAAGTTAGTATACAAGATTTAGAAGCAATTGTTTATCCTACTATTCCAACATATAATGGTGTTCCTCTAGGCGCATACAATCCTGATACTGGTGCATTTATATTCAACAATACAACTACAAATCAAATGGCAGTAGCCTCTTTTGCAATCAACGAAGCATTGCAAGCATCTGGTGTTGGATTGCAGTTCAGAGGATTTACTTACGAATGGGAAATCAAAAAACCAAGTTCTGGTAGTCAATTATCTGTTAAAGTAAGAATTTTTAGTAATGATGGATCAGGTATTGCTGGTTCAGAAGGTGGAAGAAAGAAAATATATTCATCAGGAACATATAACTATACTGGCACAATTTCTGATTGGACACGCTATGAAGATACATGGAGTGGAATACCACCTTGGGCAATTCCTTTTAGAGATGCATGGACAGCTGAATTGCAAGTTAGTGGTTATGACTCAACTGGACAACAAGGTATCAGAAATGTAAAATACACATTTACATACAATCCAGTTGTCGGGCATGAAAATGACTTTGACCAAAATCATTCTTATATATCATTTGATGAAGAATGTGCCGCAGACCCACAATATCATCCAGCGTGTGTAGGTTATGTTGAAACAGAAACAGAAGTACATGATGGCACAGAAACAAATGAAAATATAAATGATGGAACAACTACAGCAAGTACAGATGGTATAAATGCAGATGGTACGATTTCTGATATAACACAAATTGCAGGCATAATAATGGATAACCATGAAGATGATATGATGAATGATGGAAACATGATGGCTGATGGAAGTATAATTGATGACGGAAGTAAATCTGGTGATATGGGAATGGATATGATGGGTATGGCAGAACAAGATTCTACTGGAGCNNTACTTTTGATTGAACTTGAAAAAGAACATATGGATGATATGTATCCAGAAACTATATTAATATCTGAAGAAGATTTACATATGATGATGGAACAAGAAATGATAGATATGGAAATGATGGAAAAAATTGAAAGCATTGAACAAATTGATATNGCAATGATGGAAGAAATGATGGAACATGATGCTAATATGTTAGATATGACAGAGTTAGACATGCTAGACATACCATTAGAAGAACTAGAAATTATTCATAACGATATTGCAATATTGGATATGACAGAAATAATGCCTGGCCCAGAACTATTACACGAACATGATATGCCATCTTTACCTGAGATATCAATAATTACAGACAAACCTTTATTGATGCCTTCAATTGCAGAAAGACATGATCCAGAGACAGAAGCAATAAGAGAACAAACTATAATNGCAATTGAACCACCAGAGTTAATGAAAAATGAAAATGAAGAAAGAGAGATTGTTGAAATAAATGAATTGCCTGAGGTTGANTTACTTCCAGAAATAGAACCAACACCATCAGGGCCTGCATTAACGCCAAGTGGCCCACCGATTGCAAATAGATTAAGTCGTAGTACTGCACCAAGTCTTACTGCAAATCAAAGGTCAGCACTTTCTGCTGCTGCAAGAACAACACATGCAGCACAATCACTGGCATCTAATCAAGCAGTATCTTCAATAACAAGTGGACTTGCTCAAGTACAAAATGAAGATGCACTTGCAGTTGGTGGTTCTAGTGTAAGTGTAAGTGATGGTGTCACAAACTCTACTGGAATTATTGGAAGTGCTGGTAGTACATCTCAAACTTTTGCAAGTCTAAGTACATCTGGTGCAAGTTCTATTGGTAATATAAACTCAAATCAATCTTCTTCTGGTTCTAGTACTTTTGGAAATACAGGTGGCTCAAATTCATCTGGAAACAATGGATCATCAAGTAGTAGTCAACAAAATTTTAATGCTACTGGACAATCTAATGGAAACATGCAATCGTCTGGTGGAAATAATGGTTCGCAATCTGGTACAAATGATGGAACTCAAATAGCATCAAATAGTGCAAATCAAAGTTCAAGTGGTCAAGATGGTAGTTCACAACATATAGCATCAAGCTCACAATCAGGTGCAAATAATAACTTTTCATCACAATCAAATTCTGGTGCAACAGGTGGTTCTCAAAGTAATACAGGACAAGAGGACTTAAATAAAATTCAACAAGGACTTACAGGAAATCCTTCAACTGCAATTGCTCAAGTTAAAATACCACAACTAAATTTCACTGTAAAAGAAATGATTGAAAGTATAATAAAACAGAAATTAGCTGAAGCAAGAATGATGGCAAGTGAAAACATGAAAAGTGTATCACAAGAAGAACTCAAAAATCAACAGAGACTAGAAGATAAGTTGGTAAAAGATGCTTTAAGTGGAAGTACTGATGAAGATGCTCAAGCAGCATTACTTGGTTTTAATCCACGATTTAGAGCATATCAACAAAAAGGAATGAGGGATGTTGCATTTTATGTCACTAAAGACATATATACAAGTAGTCGTAATTACGATAATCCAAATCAAAGATTTTTTAATGGTGCAAGTGATGTTAAACACAGAGAAATGGTTAGGCAACAGTATGATAGATAATTAACTTTTAAACTAAGGAGAACACATGTTAACAGAACTAGTAGCTATGTTTGGAGCAAAGTTTTGCTGCATAGCAGCGGCAGGAACAGGTGGANTATGTAATGCAGCAGTTCGTAGAAAAACACCAGTTAGAGATATCTTACTTTCGGTACTAATTGGTTGGATTGCAGCAGAGTTTTTCATTCCAGCATTGATGGCACATTTTGGTTTTGGAACAGAAGTTGCACTTGCAATTGCTTTTGTTTGTGGATATTCTGGTGTACGAATTATGTCTAAGTTGGAAGGAACTATTTTAGATAAAATGAAGTTCTAATTATTAGGGAGTAAATAAATGGCCGAAGCAGAATTTGGTGGAGTAAAATTTAAAGGTGGAAAGATATTTGTCCTTCTAACTGCACTATCTACATTGGGTGGTGTTGCATGGGGAGGCTTTGAATTTTATAATGATTATAGAAATATGAAAACAAAGATAAACAAATATGTTGCACCTGACCTCAGTGGATTACAAGAACAGTTGAGTGTTTTAAATCAGAAAATGATTGGTGTAGAAGAACGTGTTATAGAAGGCACAGATTATACACGCGACATTAAAAACGATCTTAAAAAAGATATTCAGTCAATAGAAGCAAGAGCTGAAAGTGCTGAACGTAGAGTGAAAACAATACAAACTGAAGTAGATTCTATGTTACGTGAATATGAACTTGTAAATCGCACAATGGAAAAGGATGTAAGGTCTAATATGCGTGATGCTGAAACGCGAATAAGTGAAAGTATGTCACGATTGGATATGAGTCTTAGTAAAAAATTGCAAGAGGCACTAGATAATCCACTTGCAAAGTGACTTGACATTATATCATACGTACTATATTATGATATGATATTAATAAAAAAGAAAGAATATTGAAATGGATCCGATTTTACATACTTTAATTGCTGTAGGATGTATGCTTGCAAGTTATTATGCTGGCAAACATTTTTCCAATAAACAAAATATTCATAGTGTTGTGGATAAACTTCTTGATACTTTAGAAAAAGAAGGTTTTATTCACACCACTATTGATAAAGATGGTGAAAAAGAGATAATTCCTGTATCTGAAATAATCACTAAGGCTCTACAGGATAAAAAAAGTACTTGACAATTTCATATTATTATGTTAGCATGGTATAAATGAGAAACTACAAAAAGAGATTATGAAATGAGTGGTATGCATCTGCTTCCTATCTATTACACAACTACAAATACTCGTAAACGTAAGAAAAAATCAAAAACTAAATCCCAAATTGCAGCCGATATTCGACATGAAAAATGGTTGAAGAAGAATGGTATTAAGAAACGGAGCGTGGCGCAGTCTGGTAGCGCATCTGCTTTGGGAGCAGAGGGTCAGAAGTTCAAATCTTCTCGCTCCGACCAATCATTGCCTTTAAGTGATGATATACCAGTGGGTGTAGCATCAAAGAAAAAATTAATTCCCCACAACTTTACAATTGCACCAGCATATAATAAGGGTGCATATCAAGTTATAAGTAAGAAAGAGATAAAGGATATTGGAAGATGAAAGTTGAAGTACGTAATAATAATGTAGATAAAGCACTT